TTCGACTTCTCGGCGGCCTTGCGGTCCGCCTCGACCTGCTCGGACAGCGACGAGATTTCGGTGTCGAGCTCGCCCATCCGCTCGACGTACTCGTCGATCTGCTTCCGCTGAACCTCAGACGGGTTGCCGCCGTCCAGGTCGCGGTGAACCTCCTCGAGCTTGCTGTGCGCCGCGTCACGCTCGTCGAGCTTGACCTGCAGGCGGCGCTCGGTTGCCGTCTCCATTGCTACTCCTCCGAAGATTGTGTGTTGTCGGCCTGGCGGGTGCCGTCTTCGGAGGTGCCGGACTCGTCCGGGGTGTCCGTAATCGCGGGGTGCGCCTCATAGCGCTGCGGGAGCTTCAACCCGAGCCGTCGGCAGCGCTCAACGACTTCGGGGTCGAGGTCGACCGGCAATAGGCCTGCGTCGACGAACTGTTGTGGCTTGTCGTCCTCCTCGCGGACTGCGAGAACTCTGGCGCCGGCGTAGGCGGCGAACCGTGTGAAGGCGATTGCGCGAAGGTCCGCGCGGACCCGCTCAACCACACCGTCGCTTGTCTTGACCGCCTTGACCGGACGGGCCTCGAGCGAAACCCCGTCGATGGTGCCGGACTCGATCAGCTCGAGCACCTTGTCGGCGTCCTGGCCCTTCAGCATCCGGAACTCTCCGTGGACGCCGTCAGGTGTTTCGCGGAGCGAGATGCCGCGGGCGACGATGCCGCCGATCCCTGGCTGGTGCTCGAAGTTCCCAACGACCTTGTCGGCGGCGCGCATTTGGTGGTTGAACACGCCTGGCGCCCATCGCTCGCGGTACTCGACTCCCCGAGGGACGCCGCCCATGCCGTCGTTGTGGGTGATCGTTTCTCCGAACGGAACGATTCGGACGTCAACGGTGCGTCCGTCGCCGCGCGTGATCTCGGCTGCGTATTCCCTATGAAGAACGGGCCTTTCGGCCCGCTCGGTGAACTCTTGTTCCGTCACTTGGACGATTGCGTCTAAGGCTTTCATGGCGAGCCGCCACCTCCAATCGCTGTCAGCCGACCAGGCTGCTGCGCCGGCGACGCCTTCGCAACCTGCGACGCCTGCGTGTCATCGTCATCGCTCATGTCCGAAATTTCCGCGAACGTGTCCGCCGCATCCACCGACACCCACTGCCCCGCCGGCAACATCTGCGCCGAAAACGCGTTCGCAATCCGTGTCGCCGTCGTCCGCAGCTCAAACCGCCACCACATCTCACCCAAAGCAGCCGGGTTCTGATACGTGAGCCCGCCCTGCAACGCCATGTTCAAAAGCACCGACGGCACCCCGTAGGCGGTCGCGATCACGCGGGCGTTGAACTCCTGCGTGTCCAACAGCGCCAAGTCGGCCGGGTTGATCGACAGCACCTCGAACGCAAGCTCCGGCGGCAACACAGGCGGCGCACCGTTCCGCCGCGAGGTGGCGTCCATCCACTGTGTTTGGATCGCCTCCGCCTGGTCCTTCGTCAGCTTCCGCTCGGACTTGAGAACGGCCTGCGGAATGCCGCCCTGCGACACGTTCGTCGACTGGTTCCCCGACGCCAACAGGCCCCACGCAACCTGCGCATAGGCGCGCAACGCCGACGTGCCGTGCGCGGCCGTCGTCGGGTTCCGGTCAACCTGCACCACCCTGGACGGGTCCAACAGCGTCTCGCCAAGCTTGTAGCGTCGAGCGCCGTCCTCCCAATCGATCTGCATGTTCGCGGACGGCAACACCGTCCACCGTCGCGGATAACCGGACGCGTACTCGTCAAGCACGTACTGGCAAGAGAAACCCCACCCGTAAATCTGGTTGACCATCGCGAACAACGCGTCACCGATCCCGTTCGGGAACACGTTCGGGTCCGGGGACGACACCCACGCCGGCTCATCCACACCGGACGGGCCATGCCACTGCAAAGGCATCGAAGCGATCTGCTGCGAGTTCAGCTGCTGGCATCGGTTCGCGACCCACACTCGGTCGGCTAGGTCGGGTGTGCCGTAGAACGAGGTGCCGGTGACGTTCGCGGACCACCAGTCCGGGATGATGCTGTTCCACAGCGACATGCGGGTTCCCTCGAGCGGCTCCACGTCCCGTTTTAAGACAGGCTGCTGCCCGGGCCAACCTGACCCCAAAGCACGCTTCAAAAGGCCCATCTAGCTTTTCGCCTGCGGCTTCGCGCGCGGCTTGCGCTTCGGCTTCGGCTTGGGCTCATCTTCAGGCCACGGGGCGAAACCAATCGGCCGCTTGTTTTCCTTCAACGCGTGAACCACGATCTCCGGCACAGAACCTCCCGTCAACTCATACGGGGCAGGCACCTCCATCAAAAGATCGCCGTTTCCCCAACAGCGTTCTCAACCGCCGACCAGTGGGCCAAAGTCGCCGCCACCAACGGACTGATGTCGACTGTTGATTTGGTGCGCGACCAGGCCCACCGGTCAACCAACGGACGCGCCTTCGCCCCACGAATCGCCGCCGCCATCTCATCCTGACCAAGATGCCGCAACGTCCCCTCACCAACCGCGTCCACAAAAACACCACACGCAATCCCGTACTCGGACGAGTCCAACCGCTTCACCTTGATGCCCGCCTCATCAACCTTCCGGGCGATCGCCGCGCTCGGCCCGTAGCCGTCGCAGACGATCTCTTCGATGTCGTGCTTGGCGTACAGCTCGACAAGCCGGTCATGCACCCAGCCGGTACCGGCGCCGGCGTGAACCACCTCGACATGCAACCGGCCCTGCTCGTTCAACCCTGACGCCACAATCGCCGTCTTCCGCTCAGGCGACACATCAAACGCCAGGCAAATCGGATCAACAAGCACCGAACTCGGATCCTCCAAAGCCAGCCACTCGTCCATCGTCACCAACATGTCCGCCGACACATCAGTAGGCGGATAATCACCGGCACCAAGGAGCTCCACGGCGAAGCCGCGCTGCGACATCGCGCGCCGCTCCCACTCCATGTGCTCCACCGTCACCCGGCCCCGCACAATCGCAAAGTTCACGGTCTGCCACAAATCCGTGTCCGTCATCATCTCGTCCGTCACATCGTCCGGATGCTCCACATCCACCGACCACTCGAAATACGCCAACGAATCATCCGACCCCGCAATGCCGCGCTCCCGCACCCGTGTCCACACCACCCCGTGATCCATCGACTCCTGATCCACCGCGCTGCCGGCGTACCAAAGCTGCGGCCCCCTAGGTGACTTCGAAGCACGAATCGTCGGCATCGACGACGAATGCGCAGCCTCCGAAATGATCATCGCCTCATCCAACCCCAGAAAGTCCACGCCGGCGAAACCACGCATACCCGACTTCGTCCGCGTCTTGAACTCAATCCGCGAACCATCCTGCAACTCCACCGACTCCTCACCATGCGAATACCGGTAGCCAACAATCCGGCCCGAAGGGTTCCGCTTCACCTTCGCATGCAACTCCGGACACTCGCGAATCACAGCCTCGAGCCGGTTGAAATGCTCCGCCGACGTCTTGAACTCATGCGCGGTATGAATCAACAGCCGCTCCCCCAACTCAAACAAGCCGAACAACTCACGCGCCAACAGAATCTCGCCCTTCCCGTTCTGCCGCGGCACATTGATCCCCACCTCACGCGTCTGCCACCGCCCATCCTCACGCAACCCCAACGAACCCTCCAACACCAACTCCTGCTCCGGATCCAAGCCGAGCCCCACGCGGCGAGCGAACTCCAAAGCCTGCGGACCCAAAGACGTTGCCGGCGAAGGAACCCAATGCACCCGCGGCCGAACAACATCCGTCACCACTGACGCGAACGCCTCCGCACCTTCGACGTCGACCTGTTACACCGCACATGCGACGCACCCAAATACCCGCGCCTGTCATCACGATGATCCAAATCCCAAGGCTCATCCGCGGCGATGACTTCTCCGCACCTGGCGCAGGGGGTTGTACCCCTAGCCACCGATTCAGCGATAGACCTGCGAACAGACCGATGCACCTGCCCATACCCACGAACCTCCGGAGAACGCCTAGATCTACGGCGAATCCCAGCTAGGGAGAGATTTCCGCCTGCGGGGGTAGTGGCGCTCATCGTGGCTTAAAAAGT